AACATGAGTCCCAGATTGAAATCTCTAATATCTGTAGGGACCTCAACTTGAAGAGGTAGTGTTGTAAATTCTTCAGTCTTCACGTTAATTGCCTTCCCTGATCTATTTGGATTTGGATCTTTTGCATTTTTTCTACGAAACGCTGCTTGCTCCTCATCTTTAGAGAGATTGCGTTTCATTTTACTGGAACCACACTTTGGTTTTGTGGTTTGTCCTGGTTGCTTGGCACAAGGTTTTCCAGCGTATTTCCCACCCAGTTGAACCCAACCAGGCTTGCCATCACTAGACTTACTCTTGCTAAACCAGTCACGCAGAGAAGAATCACCACTTTTCGATTCACTTACTCCTCCACCGTTTCCGTTACCACCATTTCCATTACCATTTCCATTACCATTTCCGTTGCCATTACCATTTCCATTGCCATTACCATTTTTCTTAGTATCATCAACAGAGTGACCGTTTTCTTTACGAAGCATTCCAGCACGACCAACCATTTTAAACCCTTTGGGGATGGGTTTACACTTTTCATCAGTGTAGCAATAGTATTGTCCCTCAGGACATCGACCGTTCTTTTTTTCTTCGTTCATCTCTTTGGTCTTCTTTTTCATTGTATTGATATACTTTCTATATATCGCTGCTTCTGAAGTTTTACCCATTTCTCTTGCTCTTTGTTCCATAGCAACTGCTGCCTGGATTTTGTGAGCATGAGATCTTGATGAATTACGAATTTTAGAAACAGATGCTTTAGAAGTTGCAACATCCTTAAATCCAAGTCCATGAATTGTTCCTTTAGGATTTTCATCCGTATAAAGGTCTGAATGTTTCTTGGAATTTGCTGGTTGCCCAGATTTTCTTGGAATACGAGGATTGCTCATTTAAATGAGTTTAAAATACTCATTATTATTTATCATCCATCAAGTGCCACAGTAAGACCAAGTGTCATTCCAGGTAGTGACTGCCAATTAGTACCATCATAGAACTCCATTTTTTTACTTGTGGTATTGAAAATTATTGCGCCTTCTGAAAAGGTTCCTGCATCTCTTTGTGTTGTTGTGTAGATTGGTGGGTAGAAAGCAGTTGATGCTTTAATTGTAGATGCAGTAACAATTCCAGCATAGTTTGCATTTCCAGAAGCTAGTATTGTTACTCCAACTCCAGGACCACCGTCATAATCATAACCAACATTTATTTCTGTTCTAGCAGTTACAATACCAATAGAATCAACATTAATTTTATTCTCAGTTCTGAGAGTTCCACCAATAGTTACATTACCATCAACATACTGATCTCCACCAACATAAAGAGCAAAATCAGTTCTTGCGGTAGTGGCAATACCAACATTTTTAGTTGTACTAACACCAATAGCATCAGAAGACCACGTTCCGCCTGCTCCAACACTGCCTCCAAATCTAAATTTCTTGTGCTTATCCTTTCCCGTTTGATTTGTATCGACAATGAGGGTCATTCCCTCATATGCACCAATATTAGTCGAAATACCAGCAATATCATCAAGATATTGAAGTCTTGTTTCTCCACCACCACCTATAGTGGAAATTTGTTGTTGAACTCTATTGATAAAGAGTCTGTAATGCTCTTGTAATTGATCTAGAGTAACAAACTTTTGATCTAATGGTGTAAGAGGGTCTGAGGACTTGTTAGAGGGATCTCCTGGTAAATTAGGGTTATCTTCAGTTAAAAATTTTTTCTCATTGAAGTCTGATATTTTTTCTTCAATGAGGTTTATTTTATCAACTAATTCTTTATTTTTTTCTTCTAATAAATCTAACTGAAGTTTATCAAATACTCCCTTTATTTCTTCTCTAATACCCTCAATATTATCATTTTGTTTTTTAATATGTTTCTCATTAACAGTAAGGTCAATCTCAAGACCTTTCATCTGTTCAGAAATTTTATTTCTAAACTTTACTACTTCAGTTTTTAAACTAGCATGATAACTTTCATTAGATGCTACTAAAACATTTTGAATTTCTACAATATCTTCAGTAACTGTCTCTGCTAGAAAATCAAATCTCTTATGATATTTTTCAATATCTTGAGAATAATTTTCTAACTTTTCATTTTCACTAACTTCTCTTTTCTTAAAATCTTTATACAGAGACTGATATTTTTTAGAGATAGAATCTATCTCTTCTTTATACTGATCAGTTACATCTTTAAGTTCTTGTATTTTTTCAGAAGTTTTTTCTGGAATACCTTCAGAAATAAATTGAACTTTTTCTGATAAGGCATTAACTTTAGAAAGAACTTCTTCTTCTAAATCTTTTACTTCTTTTTCGGACTTAAGTTTAGTTTCAATTAAAAGATTGTTATACTTTGGTATTTCTGTTTCAGTAAACAGTTTTACCTTTGCATTGAGATCTTCAATATTTTTTTTGTAAGAATCAATTACTTCATTAATTTTTTCTTCTGTTCTTACTTCTGTTTCTGCAAAAAGTTTATTATATTTCGGAAGTTCTTTTTCTACTAACTCATCTACATTTTTATTAACATCTCTAATAGTTTCTTTAAATTCTGCTTTGACTATATTGATAGTATTTTCATTTGCACTTTCAATAGATTCTAAAGCAGTAGTAACTTCGTTACCTACATCTATTTTAATAGTATTTAAGTTTTCTTCTACATTATTTTTAAAAGTATCAAATCTACCATCTATTCTAACTTCAGATTCTGAAATTAATTTTTTATACTTTGGAGCATCAACATTAAGAAAAGATTCTACTGAGTTTGATAAACTAGAAAAATTTTCTTTAATTTTATCTATAGTTTCTCCATTAATAGAAGATATCTTAGATTCAATTTTGGATATAGATTCTTGTAAAAAAAGAAGTTGTGCCATCATAGCACTATCAAGATCTTCCTTTTTAATTAATTCTTTTAAATCTTCTTTTATTGTAGAGATTTCTTGAGAAACAATTTCAACTTTTTCTAAGTTCTCTTTAAAACTATCAAATGTATTTGTAAAATCGGATAGAGATTGGATATGATTTAAGTTTGACTTAAAGACATCAAAAGCTTCAGATATTTGCTCTATCTTTTCTGGACGTGCAGAATCATAACTCTCCTTTACCTCGTCCAGGGGAGTTTTATTATTACCAAAAAAATCTGAAGGCTTCTTTAGTGCCACTTTAATATATCTCCTCTATTTTACTATTTATTGTCCTCTTTTAATCCATCTTTCAGCATCTTTGCCAGATCTGCTGTTGATCCAACAAATAATGCATTGTTAACCGTTGATGGACCTTTTGTTTGGTTCTCTTCCTCAACATCTTTTAATTTTTTCTGAAGATCCATTAATTTATCAGTAGCATCTGCTACATTCTTAATTAACTGTCCAGCGACTTCATATGCTCTTGGCATTTCACTTTCTTGAGCAAGTTCAAGAATACCATTAATTGCTTCTTGACCTTTTTCTATGATTGAATAGAGATTACCTCTTGTATAATCATAATCTTTTTTGATGTCATCAACACTCTCTTTGACTTTTTCAATTTTACTCTCAACCACTTCTGGTTTTATAACATCACCAGAGATGTTAAATGTGTCATTTAAATCGTCAAAGTTTTTTGTCATTTTCATCAGAACCCGCCACTAAATCCAAAATCATCTCCAATTTCAATTAATGAACTGTCTTGTGCATCAATGATAAAGATTTCTTCACCTGTTAAGTGATCAGTGATATTAGTTCCATCTTGACCTCTCTTTACATTGATTCTATTTCCAGTTATTTTAGTAATGAAGATTTCCTCTCCATTGAGATCAACATAGGTGTTAGCAGTAAGACCACTAGCATCAGCAACGTTGAATGCTGTTTTTGCTTTCGTAATGTCTTCTGCCAATGTTGTTGCTGCGTTTCCTGTATAGTTCTTAATTGCTCTTGGTTCGACAGAATAAGAAACCTCTCTTGTTGCATTTGAAGTATCTGTTCCAGTAAGATAACTGATAGTTGCTTTTTTGATGATATCTTTTGTTGCGGAAGATACAGGACCAAAAAGATATGTTTTTGCAGTAAATCTTAAAGTGTAAAGAAGAACTCTTCTATTAGTAAAATCTCCTTCATAATCATCTTGGAAAGTAACATTTTCTAGGATAACAGGAATATCTCTTTTTTCTTGAAGTGCTTCAACTAGTTCTACTGTGACGTTATATGCTGGTTGAAAATATGGTAAAATTTGTTCTACAATTTGAAGTGCATCATCATTTAATTTGCACATGATGGCAAGTTCAAATTGCATATTATATGGGACAGGCATGTAAGACTTTTTAGACTCAGTGCCATCATTAGGATCCTTTACGGTGAATGTTGATGTTGTAGTAACTTTTCTACTAGGATCGTATGTTAGTCCAGTAAACTCAAATGACATTCTCGGAAGAGTAATAGCAAAAGGTTTATTAAGGTCTGGGGACTGCTCCAGTCTTGCTAGAAATTTTTGAGTAGGACCGTATGATAGAGGAACTTTTATAACACTAACAACTTTATCATCAGAATCTTCATGTTTTATTGAAATATTGTTGAACAGAGTACCAAAAGAGATAATGGTTCTCCTCAAAATTTCGTTATAAAAATACTCAAACATTTTTAAATTCCTACAATATCTTATATTAAGATATTTTTATTTAGGGCGTACCGAATGGGTTCTGCTCACTAAAGTCAAGTATCTTATCTGCCTCTAACTCAATATTAATATTATCAGCAAATCCATCGTCCACAGGTTGTGCATCTGCCACTCTCAGTTCATATGCTGCACCAGAAGTTTGACCAGTAATAGTCTCTCCACGGGTAAATTCTCCAGTTACAGTGCCAACCTCAAGTTCATTCGTTTCCGAGTTCCAAATTCTAACTCTTCCAGTTGTTCCACTAGACGATCCAATTACTATTTCATTAAATTGGAATGTTCCACTTCCGGAACTTCCGGAAGATGTGATAGTCATTGTAGGTGCAACAGAGTACCCAACACCAGAATTTGTTAGGAAGATATTTGAAATTGTTCCAGCAGCACTTACAACAGATGTTGCAGCAGCAGATACAGTTGTGACACCACTCTTAAATACTTCACTACTAAATGTGATTGTAGGAGGAACTATGTATCCCGAACCACCGTTTGTAATGGTAACGATCCCAACAACACCATCACCAATCGTTGCAGTTGCAGCAGCACCAGTTCCACCAGATCCACCACCAGTAAATCTAACACCTGGTGCTACAGTGTATCCAGCACCAGAATTTGCTATATCAACTCTTTGAACTGATTGTAATCTTGGATTTGCATTTAAATTACATACATTGATACCACCAATCATAGTTGCAATACCGACTGCTGTGGTCCCTCCTGAAGGGGCAGCAGAGACAACTACAGTTGGTACACTACTATATCCACCACCTCTGTTTGATATTGTGAATTGTCTTACACCACCATCAAATATAGCAACCGTTGCAGTTGCCTGAACAGCAGCACCAACTAAAGTAAGTGTTTGTGTAGGACCTTGGATAGTATTAATACCATCATCCGTTTGTCCATTATAATCGTCGCCAAGTAATTCATTATCAATATCATCAATTCCTGTAGCAATAACTTCGTCCTCCAAACGGAAGAGTTCACAATACAACTCATAAACATAGAGATTTTGTAGTTGATAATATGGTTTTGCATATTCAACGTCTTTAATTTCATAAAGACGATCATCTAGAGGGAACCATATTAAATCTCCACCTTTTGGTCGAGTGGAGAGTTTTATATTTGCTTGTCCCTGAATTAATGGAGTAATATAATTTTCATATCTTTCTCTTGATATAATCAATCTAACTTCATCTTTAGATTCAATACCAAATTTTGATAAAACATCTCCAGCACCAGAATAAGCATCGTAGTTATCAACATATGCCTCGATTGGTAAAGCACTATCAAATTTAGATTGTATTACTTCTCTTATGACTGTATTTTCAGTCATATATTTTCTTGGGATATAATAGATGTCAACACCATACATCCTCAATTGTTCATTAATTAGACTTTGAACTAAATTTTGCTCACCAGTGGTTCCTTGAGTAAAAAATGGATTTAATACCATGATATCAACCTATCATATCGTATGGAGGAAGTTCATAAGTATTAGACATCTGCTCTCTAATAACGTCTAAATCTTTCTGAGCATCATCATAAATTTGACGACCATTTAACTCAATCCCCCCAGGTAATTTAACTCCCTGAAATTTTATTAAATTTTGTCCCCATTGTTTTTTAACAAGTGCGGTTACATATTTTTTTAAGAATGAATCATTCCAAACTCTTGAATATGAATTTGGATCTAACATGCGGTAGCAATCAATAATAAGATAATCATCTTTGGTTGCAGATCCCCAATCAAAATCTAGATATAATCTATCTTGTCTCTGATTAAATCTTATTGCTTTATCAGTACTCAAAGCAAAATCAATATCTTCAAGATATCTTTTGGTCATTGCATAAGTTAAAATTTCAGTTGACCCCCAATAATACATATCATTTAAGAACAACTGATATTTAACACTAAACATATTATTAGTTACAGTGTTTGATCCATCAAATTTAAATATTTTTGTTATTCCAATAATTTCTGGTGGAACTTGAAGGTAGTTGCTATTTTCTTCAAAAGAAAAAGATACAGAATTCCCATCAATGGTAGAAGTTCCAGTTGATGTTGTGATACCTGCAGCATTATCAGAACCACCTCTTGCTCTTCCCCTATCAATATCCTCTTGGGTTATTTTATATTTTAAAAATGTCTGAGTTACACCATCAAAGTGTCTCTCTTGAAAATATTGCACTGCGTCATCAATAAGATCATCTATTTGCTCGTCGGCAACATTAATTTCAAGCACTGGTGCTCCCAGTTGCCTTTTGCAATAATTAACTAGATCTGTTCTACTTGCTGGTTGAGCCATTTATTCTCTAGTTTCTTAAATGTATTTATGGTGCTGCCGATACTACTGGGACTACCATTATATTACCATTTACCAAAGTATAAGTTGTAGATCCACTACTAATCAAAACATCATATACATATCTTCCTTCTGCAAGATTCCTAGTTGCAGTTGATCCTAAAGATATTTCTAACTTACCACCAATAGCACTTGTGATTCCGACTGTAAATGTTGTTGTAATACCTAAAGTTGCACCAATAGATACACTCTTTGATATAGCAGCAGAACCACTATAACTTGTTAGATTAAAATTTGCATTTGCATCATCAGTAATATTGAAAGTAGTATTAAAATCAGAACCACCATAAATGGTTAAATTTGCACCATAAGGTACTCCTGTATCAGGATTGAATGTAATACTTCTACTCGGCATTTGCAATTCCTATAAGTTTCATGGTTTCTTGCTGTTTATAATATAGTTTGCAAAAAGATTTTGCAATATTTTTTAATTCTTCACGATCATCACAACTATCTATTTGTGATGCCATCTTAGTATAAGCAAATTGCTTTGATAAGTTGCTTAGTGTTATGCTATCAGGATCCATGTAATAACTCCTTTAGTAACGACTTGATTTCATTAAGTTCACTCTTCACGTTAGCAAGATCTTCTTCCATTGTCTTTACTTTTTCACTCTTTTCAATTTTTACTTCACGTCTTGAAAGATACTGAGTATATTCCAAATTATTTACATTAATGATTGCATTGGTTTCAGGATCTCTTGCGAGATCCTTATGACCTTCCATTTCGTAAAATTCCATATTATGCTAGAGCAATAACTCTAAGTTCTTTTACTCTTGGTACGAAACATTGTCCCGTAGATGTCATTCCAAGTTTAATTCTATATGTTCTAAATGATGGTAATCTATCAATAGTGAATGTATATTCTCTATAGTCAAGTTCTCTACTCTCAAAGGAGAGAGTGCTTGACTTAGTTATGAAGGAATCGGATTCACCATTATTGTTTTCAGGTGCAATAACTTCTCCTCTTTCATTAAGATTAGCATATCCAGGGAAAGGAGTAAACACAGGATCTGATCCTGGTTTGTTATTAGTTGCAAAGAATGCTCTAATATCAGATCCTTCATTAACATGAGCAGCAACAATAATTTTAATAGAAGATGCTGGATTTTCCAGAATAATTTCTTTAGAAAGATATTGGAATGCTGTTGGATCTTCAGTAGCACTATTTACTCTAGAATCTGTCGCATAGTTTGTAATAATATTATTTACTCTATTAGAAGTAAGAATTGCATTTACTCTTTGAGCATCAATAACAGGACTTAGGCGACTATCTATAGATGAGAGGAAAAGTCTCATCTGCATTGACTTACCACCAACAATGTTGGTAAGTTGTGCATCTTCATTTATCTTAGAAGCAATCATTCTTGGGGTATCAAAATAATTCTTTTGATTTATAGTAATATCTTGGAATCCAGCATCAACGAAAGGTAATTCATTTCCACTAAAACTTTGAGAAGTGGTTGTTCTTATTTCACCCGTAATACTAGTTCCAGGAACAGTTAGATTTTGAACTTGTGGGGTAATAATTTCAAAAGGCATGTTTTGAGTTGCTCTAACTCTAGATCCTCCAGTAGATCTATCACCCGTTATGTAGAGTTTCGGGAATCCAACATCAGTACTTCTGTCAGTTCCTGTGGTTGCACTAGTATCAATTTTAACTTGATACTTGTCAAATGTGAATGGATTTAAAGTAGTAACATTACTTAAATCATGAGTTCTGTTAATTCTATTAAGGTTGATTCCTCCAAGTTCATATTTGTAAACAGGAGTACCAACTGGATACGTTTTTGGATTTGTACCTCTTACTATGTTTCCTCCAATACTGTTTCCGATTACATTAGTATATTCAATAATTTCATCACCAATTAATAAGTGACCTACATTAGTTGTTCCGACTCCAACACTTTCAAAAGTTGAGAATGTTGTTGCTCCACCAACAGCAATTTGACTTGTAGAAGTGGAAGAGTATTCTGCAGTTAATTTAGTAGGTTTAACATCAGGATGCACTCCGGATATATTTACGGAATTATTAGAGAAATACATACCATGATTTTGATGATTAACTGTAAGATGCAATCCATCACTATTGGTAATTATATTTGAAAGTTGAACATCTCCACCAGTTCCAAGTCCAACAGCACCAGAAGAATTTAATTCAGTAGAAATACCAGAACTATTGAAGAAGAATATTGTATTTGCTGCACCAACAACAAACTCACCTTGAACATTATTGAGTATGAGTTCATTAGTAACTCCAATTCCTGCAATTGTTAGTCTTGCATTTCTACCAACAGATGCTGCTCCAATTGTAGTAATTCCAACAACATCACCAACTTGATATCCAGATCCTCCAGCATTGTTAATAGTGGCACCAGAAGAAACAATACTTCCGTTTCTTATAGTAATATCTGCTGTTGCTCCTCTACCGTTACCAGTTAAGGTGATGAGATTGACCCCAGCAAATGTCTGACCACCGTCAGCAGGAGTATATCCAAGACCTGCATTGGTAATTGAAAGATTTCCCACGGCAGAACCAGCAGTTCCTACAAGATCACCAGTTGCATTTGTTCCTGATTGGAAGAAAGTATTTCCAAATTCATATGTATCTGCAACAGTGGTTCCTAGACCAACTCTAATTGATCTAGATTGAAGGACAATGGGATCAGGAGTGAGTTTTGCAATCTGTGCATTTCCCCTTGTAAGTTCTGGACTATAGAACTCAACCGATCCAGTATCAAGGAAGTCTGCTCTATAAAGAGTAAACTTAAGATCTTCCCACTGACTTGGTTCCCATGTAGAAGCGTTCTGTGATTTAAACAGAGATCCAAGATATGGTTGGTTGGAAATAAACGTATCCGTCAGAAGATCATTTTCACCGATCCTTGAAATATAGACACTATACTTGGTAGAGTTGGATGCTAAGCATACAGCATACTCAGTGCCCCCCTCAACGTATACAGGTGCCTTGAATTGAATATTAGTAGCAATTGATCCATCAGCTGATGTTTGAACGTCATCTGGATCTAAGACAACCTCAGAGAATGGAAGAACTCTTGCCGAGGGAGATCCATTTATCATTGTTCTTAATTGGAAGACAACAGGAATATCCATGTCATCTTTAGATCTAAAGAAAACATCACAACTTGTCAAGAATACACCAGTTTCATCCTCCACTAAGAAAGATTGTGCCAAAGGATCATACCAAGTAATAATTGTCTGAGTCCTTGTTCGTGAAGAAACAACTCTGCTGTCAATAACTTCTGTTCCAAGATCTCTGTTAACATTTCTACTCTGAAATTCGTTCTTCAGTTCAACTCTTGCATTTCTAACAGAAATGATATTTTCTTGAACTGTTTCTAAAGTTCCAGATGCACTAAATGCTTCTTCTGCGATGGTGCTTGAATTATCCTGATTATTGTCAATATCATTAGTAAGAGTGAAAGTCTTTGTTCCACATTCAAATCTTGGGAAAGTAATATTATTAGGATCTGGAATATAATAACTGCCAATCAGAGTCGCAGAAAGATCAGAGATTAATCTGACGTTTTCAACAGTAGCAATAGCACCACTTGTCGATCCAATAAATGTCATTCCTTCTTTTACCCAACCGTAGAAGTCACCTCTTGCTTGAGATGCAAGAGAGAATGTATCTACGTTAAGAATGGTAGAGGTAGAGGAGTAAGATGCAGATAATGGAAGATTCAAATATGGATTTTCTACATAAGTTTTAGTAGGAGAATTATAAGGACCCTCTCTATGATTTGATTGAGCAACTCTAAATCTAATGTTAGCATTAGATTCAGCAGTGGTTTCACCACGACCAACTGTTCCCATTTCACCAACAACTGTTTCGCCAACCTGAAAAGTTCCAGATGTCATGGTGATTTCTAGAAGTTTAGGAACACAATACTCTGTAATATCAACACCATCAAAGAATCCATACATTCTGGTGAGTGGTTTCATCTTCTTAGAAACGAATTCAACGTTTCTAGATCTCATAAAGGGAATAAGATCTCTACTTACAACTCTGTCGCCAACAGATTCACGATCAAACTGCTCAGTAACAATTGTCCTTAGACCACTTCTAGAAGTAGTTCCAAACTCTCTTGTTACTCTAAGTTGTTCTTCAATAACTTGATCAGTAACTTGTCCACTAGTGATACGTTGCCTTGCTCTACCACCCGGTCCTTGACGATGAATCGTATCAGGACCATTTTGAATAACTCTTTGTCTAGTAGAATCTACAACTTCAATACCAGTCCAGTTTGTTTCCCAAGAATCCCAAATCATAGGACCGAATCCTGTTTGAGGATCAATTACTCCAGCTTCAACATTATCGTTGAATACTTCGTTATAGTTACCCTCAGTTTCGATAATCTTTGCTTCAAGTCTATTGGTATCAACCCAGTTATCAGATGCTGGAGTAAGTTCTATAGTTCCATTCCAAAAACTAATAAGGAAAGGAGTGACACTTTCAGTTCTTGTAGCAAAGTTCTGTTTGATAAATTCAACCTCAGAATAGTCAAGAGTTACAACATCATTTTGTTTTCTTGTATTATTTCCTTCAATATCCGCAAAATCTAAATCGGCAGTAGGATCTGTATCAATAACAGGACCAAATATCAAATCAACAGAATTTGTGTAATGTCTTGGTCTCAGTTCATTAAATTTTCTGTCAATAGAATTATTAACACGAATATCAAGTTCTTGTGCCTGAAAATCATTGAAGTTGTCAACAAAGAAACCAGACTTAAATCTATTCAGACCATTGTCATCTGGAACAAAGAAGTTTGCTGTTTCTTTCTCAAGAAGAGATAACGTAGTATAATATTCAAGACTCTTGATTCTATCTTCAAGTTTCTTGATATCTTGCATTTGATATCTCTTATGTTGCATAAAAGATAAAGATGCCTGCTTAGGATCATAAAGGAATGGTGGAAGATTAACCCTACAGATTTCAATTGCATCATCGATTGGTTCAGGTCTATCAGGAACATCAGAAGGAGTTCCATACATTATCTGAAATCTACCTTCTTTTGTTAAGTAGACTCTATCAATTCTACCTTGATAGTACGAAACATCTGCTAATATAGCTTCATCAGATGCCAGTACGGTAGTTGCTGATTGACCAGACGCAGTAAATGTTCTACCAAGAAATTCCAGAGGAGATCTGGTATTAGTTGAGGCAGTAACAAATGTGGAAACTCTAGGTCTGATATCAATAATGTCAGTATTACTTTTATTATCAATGTTTTTAATTTCTTTTACATAGTCAAATTGATCATATGAGTTTACAGTTGTTATGTCACCATCATCTGTTGAAGAGAAGGAAGCATTCATGAAATATATTTTCAATTGCTTAGTAGGTGCAGAGGAATCTGCCTTTCTTTTAATTCTACCATGGTCATAGAATGTTTTTTCTTGACCAGTTTGGAAAGAATAGTTTGATGAGATATTAAAACTTGATGTTACTAATGATGAAACGAGTGCGTCCGCTACAGATTCATCAAATTCAACAGTTTCTCCCTCAATAAAACTAATTTCATTCTTGTAAATAAAGGAAATATTAGAATTGTCTAATTTTTCTGCTACAATTGCAACAGCACCACTTGTTTGACCAATAAGTCTCTCACCTATTAAAAGTTCTTGAGTTGTAGTTGATGTGGTATTAATTGCCTGCAGTGTGACTTGTGGACAAGATGCTGCAGAAGTATCCGCAGACTCAAAGATTCCATGAATTTGAATCAAATCAGGTGTATTCAGAGAAATAACCTCATCTTCAACCCTAGTTCCAAATGGAAAAGATCCATAAGTCAGTCCATTGTTCAAAGTTGTTGTACCAATTCCAGATCCAACTAACTTTGATTTATCAATAGTTATTGAACTAACTCTATTTTTAATTTTTTGCTTTGCTTTTGGTTTAACTTTTTTCAGAGAAGCGATTAAAGTAGCACCACTATTAGATCCTAAATCACGAATTTGTAATGTCTTTCCATTTGGTGAAATATCTAACTGATCTCCATTCAAAGATTCAGTTGTTCCATCATCTCTTATTAAAAGATATCTTTCCTCATCAAACGGTAAAAATGTTTCATTTGTTCCTGCAACCACTTGAGTAGAGAGTTCACTACTTGCAATAGTTACATTAAAAGTTTTTCTAATCGTTAATGATGCATCATCAAGACTTATATTAGATATATTTATCTTTGGTAGTGCAGTAAATAAAGAGTCATCTGAAGATGATGCTAGATCTGTTGTAATAACTTTAAAGTCAGTTACATTTAATGCTGCAGCAGGAAGAAGTCCACTAGAGATTCCTGCAACTGCAGTTACACCCTCAATGTCAATATGTGTTGTACCAACACTGACAACTCTAGCTACAATAGGATCTTCTGTAAGAAGTCCACCTGTAGTATTATCGGTATATTCAATTAAATCGTTCTCTTTTACTAAAGTTCCTGGGAATGCAGGATTATTACTTTTTACAGTGCTAACTCCTCCAACAAGAGGACTTACCGTTGCAATTCCAACAGTAAATTTAGTTGATTGAATTACATCTGCACTAAATGTGTTAATACCTACTGAAGAATCAGTTCCATCGAATCCAACCATTCCATAAACAGATTTTGCGTCTGAAATGTTATGCTCCGTGATGGCAATAGCAATTCTTCCATCATCAACACCATTAAAGATAAGTCTTTCATTTACTACAAAAGATCCTTCTGATTCGTACACTGTAAGTGCAGTTCCAGCACTGACTGCATGTCTTAAGAATCCTGTTGCTCCACTATTAGCACCTTTTACAAAAGTTGGGGTTGATAATGTATGAGATTGATTTATTGAAATTTCGACATTTGTCTGAACATCATAAAGTGCAAGATTCCACTCATTCAAGTTTCCATCAGATGTATTATATAAACCAGACTCTAATCTAAAATCATAAACTCTAGCAACTCCAACTTCGTTGCCTGGTAAAGTTTCTTGATCTGATCCTACTCTTTGATCTCTAAGACTTATAAAATATGTATTTCCTAATCCAACTGTTGGGTTTCTATAAATTCTATTAAGTCTTAAAGTAGGACCAGTATTATAAATTATGTTTTGATCTTCAAGTGTTCTGGTTGTTCTTGGTTTATCTACATCAAGATAGATAGCATTTAATGATTCAATTTCATATCCTTTTACGTATGCTTTTCCAGGGGAAATTTTATATAAAGCAAGATCATCAGAAACAGTTACTCCACCAGGAGAGAATTGTCCTGTATTAAAAATTCCACCATTACCAACTCTATCATTTAAAGAGTTTACAACAGTTACATCAAATGGTTTGACATAATAGTGTCCAGATTCATCAAATGTTCTTCTAGCAAGAACATCTGTTAAGTCACTAAATCCAATACCACCACCTGCAATACTCTTTCTTTTGTTTACTTGAAGAACACCATTAATAACGGTGGATAGTAAAATAAAGTTATCATCATTAAAATCATCAAGTGCTTTTTTAAATAAACTTACACTGATTCTTAATCTATCTGCTCCAGGTGCAGCATAGTTATTGAATCCCTGAGAATTATCATTTAACTCTTCATCAACATCGGAAGTGATAATACTTTCATCTATTAAAAGACCGATTCTATAATTTGGAGATGTATTATATTGATCTAATACTAAACTTTCTTTATTTACGTTTACAAAATTTCCTCTAATAAAATAAACACCACTATCAATTTGGAATACAGATCCAGTTGCAGATGCAGCCGTTTCTAGTGTTACTGCAAGAGGAGTTCCTGCTGCAATAGTAGAATTTCCAAGCAATCCTGAACTCAAAACTTCATTGCAGAAAATTGGTTCTCCGTCACTAAAAATTTGAGTAGAGTTATTATTAGTGCTGGAGGTCAAATAATTAATGTATAGTGTTAAATTACCTCTTTCGGAATTTTCTGGTAATAAAACACTATCTACAAATGCAGTTACTCCAGAATTTTGACCCGTTATCTTTGTCCCAACTAATTGGTCAACATATGCTGCTACAGGAACACCTTGATATGTGTTTTCTAATTGAACACAGTAATATATCCGACTATATCCAGTATTTCCTGGTATTACTTTACTTCCTTCTTTAAAGAAGTGCTGCCCAAATCTTTCAATTTGATTTTGCAGTATAGACTGGAGAGTTGTTAACTCTCTAGCCTGAACAGGAAATCCTGGTTTAAATAATACCTTATGATAATCGTTCGTGGCATCAAAATCATCAAAGTATGGTGCTACGTTGAGGTTCGTTTGTTGGGGCATAATTCTT